GTTCTCGGATTGTACAGCGACGAAGAACATCGCACTCTCTGTCGGTTTGGAAGGCGGGCGTCGGTTGGAATTCCTGCTCGAGAAGCCTGTGAAGGTTCTCGCTGGGAATTACCAATATCCGGCTCCTCTGAACAGATTTCATGGTTTGACTCAGAAATGAGCCAGATTGACAGTGTCCAAGAATATTGGATCCGTCAACTTGACAGTGACCCTTTGAGGTCCGTCTACCGTGAAACGAGTTCGCTGAAACTGACTCTAGTCCCAAAAACGTTTAAGTCACTACGAAGTATCATGCCTAATACCACAATTGGCTCTTATATGAGCTTTGGGTTAGGTGAAATGATCCGTAGAAGACTTAAGAGGGCGGGCTATGATATTTCGACGTTGCAACAACGTCATAAATATTTAGCTCGTGAGGCAAGTGTGCATGGACAACATGTTACTCTTGATCTTTCCGCCGCGTCCGATTCAATTTCGGTCGCGCTGGTACAACGTTTGTTTCCTAAGGACTGGTTTGATATTTTAACCAGCTCTCGGATCGGCGTTGTTGAGTTACCCGATAAACGTTGTATTGAAAGTCAAACTTTCTGTACAATGGGTATTGGTTATACTTTTCCTCTACAAACGTTAGTCTTCCTATCTCTTTTATTCGCTGTCCAAGCAACTATGTACGATCGCTTGGATAGACGCACCATTTCGGTGTACGGTGATGACATGATCTATGCTGTTCGTATGCATAGTCAGGTTTTATCCGTGTTTGAAGAGGTTGGCTTTATCGTGAATATTGATAAATCTTTTCACGAAGGCCATTTTAGGGAGTCCTGCGGAGGTGATTATTTCCGCGGGGTGGACGTTCGACCATTCCAGCCAAGGAATGGAGCGACACATGTAAGCAAGCTTGCTTACGAGGCCATACTCTACAAGTACATCAACGGGTTGTTGATGCGATGGTCAGAGTATGAGGTTGTTGAAACTTTATCATACCTCCTTTCTGAAGTGGTACGCGTTGCTGGCAAGGCTAAAGTTGTGCCAGGCGATTACCCCGATGAATCGGGTATCAAGTGCTCAACTCTCGGTTGCTGGGTTTTTCTCAGCAAGGCGAATTCGGCTAAAGTCGTTAGTGTTGGACATGGAGTTTTTCGATTCTCATATCTGACTTTCAAGTCAGACCTGAGAAAGGAGACACGACATGCACCATACTACTGGCTTAGCCTTCGCGGGTCTGATTTGCCTTACCATGATAACTTTGGTAGGACTAATTCTCAGACCATGGGATCAGGACAAGGGACCTTCGAAAACAATCGAAAGTTATCCGACGAAACATTCGATCGGATTAACCTTGCCTGTGCCGAACGAACCTTCCTTATCGTAAGGAAGGATCTGCCTGAATGCGCTTTTAGGTCGAAACTGACCGGGAAGCGCGTGTCGCGAACATCTACTTATGTGACCATTGGTCACACTGGTAGATATAAGCGTCAGTCCGGCCTCTCATGTTTTAGTGGCCGTAGATAGCA